TTGCAAAATGTATTCAGGACCAATTGAAATATGCTGACCACATCACGACAACACATTCACATTTACGAAGTCAAATAATCAAATTAGGAATTGATAAGCGAAAGATAACAGTTTGTCGAAATGCAATAGACCCAAATGAACCACAATACAATCAAGATTTTACAGTTGATAATAAAATAATGTGGCAAGGTTCAAGCACCCATGCAATGGACTTGGAACTGTTGGGCGAAATAGAAGAACCGATTACTTTATGCGGTTATCATTACTCTGATGAATGGTTTAAAATGTGCGGTAAAATAAAGCACCCGTTAAAAAAAGATATGTTAAATGTGAATGAATATATGAATCATTATCACGATACTTCTATTAGTCTAATACCTTTAAAAAATAATCAGTTTAACAAAAACAAATCCGAATTAAAGATGATTGAAAGTGGATGGGCAAAGAAGGCGGTAATAGTATCAGACATACACCCTTATTCTATGCTTTCAAATCACATGGTTAATAGTTTGGTGTGTAAAGATAAGGCAGACTTCCAAAAGTATGCTACAATGCTGTTAAACAATGCTAATATGCAAAATGATTTAAGTAGTAAACTCCACGAAGATATAAGAAAAAGATATTTGATTGATACAGTTAATGAACGTAGATTAGAAATATTAAACAAATGGAATTAAGCAAAGGGTTACTTGAAAAAGTAAAAGAATATAAAACTTCCCAAGCAGTTAGTTTAGGAGAATACGGAGGTGAGTTAAGACATTACTACCAACAAACATATCATGCTTCAGTAGATTTGAATTGTAGCGGTTGTATTGGTAGAGCATTAACCCGAATAATTAAAGATAAAAATATATGAGTATAATTGCTATGGCGGTAAAAAAATTGTATATTAGAGTATTTAAAAAGATATAATTATGCCACACCCAACAAGAGTATTTAAAAAAGGACAAGAACTAAAAGATGCGTGGGAAGAATTTAAACAACATAAAGATAGTGAAGCTATTAAATGGGCTAAAATTCAATATGTAGGTAAAGATGGAAATAGAGTAGAAGACAAACCACCTATGCCTTATGATTTAGATGGGTTTTTTGCTTGGTATCACAATAAGTATGGACATTTTATTCATCAATATTTTGAACAAACAGATAAATATGAGCCTGAGTTCTTGGGTATCGTTACGCACATATATGCAGAACGTAATGATAATATAAAAACAGGAACTTTATTAGGGTTTTTTAATTCAAATATGGGTAATAGAATTGTAGGACTTGCTGAACAAACAAAGTCAGATGTTACCGCTAACGTAAACATTTTAAACATAGACCCTCTTGAATGATTCAGCAGACCACAGCACTAAGAAAGATAAGCGGATTAAAGAAGCGTATTAAAGTAATACGAGGTGGTCAAGGTGCAGGTAAGACAATTTCAATATTAATTCTATTAATCAATCACGCCAGTAGCAAAGCCAACAAAGAGATTTTAATAGTATCTGAAGAACTAACTAAGATGCGTTTAACGGTCATCAAGGACTTTGTTAAAGTAATGCAGTCATCAGGTATATATAATGAAAACAGATTTATAGGTGGAACATTATATAGGTTTAAAAATGGTTCATTCATTAAGTTTATTGGATTAGATAAGGAAGACATAGGCAAAGGATTAAGATGTGACATAGCTTATTTTAATGAGGTAAATAAAATAGACTTTGAAAGCTACCGACAAGTGGCAAGTAGAGCAAATAAGATATTTTGTGACTACAATCCCGATGCAGAGTTCTTTATAGACAAGGAGGTAATAGGTAGAGATGATTGTGACTTCCTTCAACTTACCTATGCTGATAATGAGTTATTAGATGAGAACGAAAGAAAAGAGATACTAAGCTATAAAGATAAAGGATATAACCCCGATGGCACTATATTAAATGAGTATTGGGCAAACCTTTGGAACGTATATGGACTTGGAAACATTGGAAGCCTTAGAGGTGTAGTGTTTAGTAATTGGACAGACATTGAACAATTACCACAGGAAGCTAAACTATTGGGTTACGGTGCAGACTGGGGATTTACTAACGACCCAACAACGTTAATAGGTATCTACAAATGGAACGGACAATATATCTTTGATGAAATAATCTACCAAAAAGGATTAGTCAATAGTGAGATAGCAAATATGTATAAAGCAAAGGGAGTAGATAGAAGTGTAACGATATGGGGAGATAGTGCAGAGCCTAAAACGATTCAAGACATATCAAACTATGGATACAGAATTAAAGGTGCTGACAAAGGAAAGGATAGCGTTATGTTTGGAATTAGTCTTATGCAAGAACAAAAGTTCTTAGTAACTAAACAATCAACAAACCTAATCAAAGAACTACGAAGTTATATTTGGGATACAGATAGGTCAGGAAAACAAATTAATAAGCCTATTGATGCCTATAATCACGGAATTGACAGTTTACGTTATTACTTTACATCGTTAAATAAGAACTATGGAAAGTATGATATTAGGTAAAAGTATTATATTTGAAACAATGAATTGGGAAAACATTAGTATTAAGCAATCATACGAACTTCAAAAAGCAAGTGAGTTGTATGAAGATGAGTTTGATAAAAAGTTAGCAGTCTTAGCAGCGATAGAGGGTTTAACCTTTGATGAGGCATTAGAGTTAAAGATAAGTGAGATAACTAAGCTAACGGCTAAGTATGGCTTTTTAGAGCAACCGATTAAAACCAAGTTAGTAACTAAGTGGAACGGATATAACTTTGTCATCAAGCTAAGTGATATGAAGGCAGGGCAAATGATTGACTTCTTAGAAACCTGCAAGGAAGACTTATCAGATAAGATTCATATTATACTTGCCATCCTTGACACTGGAGATAAAGAGTTTGATACGAAATCGGATGACATATTACATAATTGCCCGATTACAGTTGCAAAAGGAATAAGTGATTTTTTTTTTCGCAAATACAACTTGTCACCAAGAATTATCCAAGACTATTCCCTCAAGAAATTGAAGGAGATGAACAAGATATTGAAGAGCCAAGCCCAAACATTAGCGGAAACTTCTTAGAGGTTTATAGTTGGTTTATATGGTTGGAGAAGTTATCAAAGGTATGTAATTGTCGGACAGTTGAGATATACGATTGGAAGGCAGCAGAGTTATTAAATTGGATGGAATACATTTTGAATAAGGAAGCATTTGAAAGTTTACAAAAATGAGTAAAGAATTAGATTTTTTAGAAACGTTTTTCCAAACAGCTATTGATAAAATAGTAGATAACCTTTCAACTATGAAAGATAGTAAAGGTCACAACAGGTTTAGTAGTGGTGTAACAGCACAGGAGGTAGGACAACCCGATAACCAACAGATAACAGAGTATGCAACTAAGTGGGTGGTTCAAATATATATGCCCTACTACTACGAGTTTATTGATGAAGGTGTAAGTGGTTGGGCAAACGAGAAAAAGAACACAGGAAGGTTTAAGTTTAAAAAGAATGGCAGACCGATACCACGTGAAGCAATATTATCTTTTATGCGAAACAGGGGAATAGTTTATGACGGATTCCAAGATGACAAAAAGAAGAAAGGTGTTAAGAGTAAACAATCCATCAAAGACAAACTAAACCAATTAGCCTACATAATAGGGAGGTCAATAAAAAGAAAAGGAACAGAAGGAGTGCCGTTTTATTCTTCTGTTATGACTGATGACTTTTTCAAATCTTTTGAAACTAACTTCTTAGATGTTTACGGTGATAAGGTTTTAAACGACATTGAGTTTGTTTTTAAAAACAAATCTTAAATAATTACTTTTTAGGATAGTATGGCAATTACTATTCAACAGCAACCTTATACAACTTACAACTATATAAGACCAGTAGGTAATCCTATTGAGTTTTTAGTAAGTTCATCTTTAAGTACAGCCCCTAATTTTAAAATAGAGGTTAAGGTATATTCACCTGATACAGATGCTACACCTATTGCAACTTTACGATATGACATTATCCCTTCAACTACTCAAATCTTATTTGATGCACGACAAATCTTACAGTCAAAGATAACAGAGGGAATTACTAATTTAAGAACAAGTGCAACAGGGATAAAAAATGAAAACACAAAGTACAAAACAGCAAAGGTAACATTTGGAGAAAGCTATGGTGCAATTCCATCAGTAACAGGAAGCCCAACAGCATCAAACGTATTTGGGTTTAGTAATGCAGGATTAAAATATCAAGGGTGGAGTGTTGGTGATTGGTTAGACTACCAATTAAATACAAGTGTAGGTGCAAATACTTTAACACAAAGATTATTAACAGGGTTTAATAATATGGTTCAAGCAAACGATGCCCAAGTATCATCAGCACCATCTACATATTTTGGAGGTGGGTATAATGTCCGAAAAATAACATCATCACAATTAGTCCAAATGATGTGGAATTGGGTTGGTTCGGGTGGTTCGTATGCTGTTTCTCAATTTGCATATTTTAAGAGTGATTTTAGTTTGCATTTTAGTTATGGCAGTTCTATTGCTTCTGCACAAATGGTAGCATCACAAAACATAGGAACGGCTGCAATGTTAGCAATAGGAAGTGGAAGTATATTGAGTTTAAATAGTACAGATAAGTATTTTTATATTTGTTTAAAACAGTCAGCAGGTTATCAATTATCAGGAACATATTTATTTGAAATAGACTGGACACCTTGTTCCAAATTTGAAACCTTTGAGATACATTGGTTGAATAGATACGGTGGATGGGATAGTTGGATTTTTAACAAGCGTTCACGTCATACAACCGAAATAGAACGGCAGAGTTACAATCCAACATTCCTTCCAATATCAGGAAGCACGATAGTAAGAAACAGCTACGATATAACAGGAAAGAATTTTATTGTAAGCACCAAAGAAAGCTACACACTAAATTCAGATATATTAAAGCAATGGGAACTTGATGGATTAGAAGATTTAATTACTTCTCCTATGGTTTATTGGAATAGTGCCGATGGGTTTGTAAACATTACCGTTAAAGACCCAAATGTATTTGAACATAAAACAAACACCGTAGATAAATTATTTAACCTTTCGTTTAGTTTTGAGATTGATAACCAAGATAGAAGACAATGATAAATGTATTTATTAATGGTGTTAATTGCCCGATTGTAAATGATGATTCAATATTAATTACTAAAAAGATAGTTGATATTGAAAACCCCGAACAAAAGCAGATAGACAACTCAAAGGGATTTCTTATTCAGAACACACCTGCGGTAGCTACTTTATTCGGGATGATATTTGAGGTTAATAAAGAAATTCAAAACACATCTTTAACAAACTTCAATGCAGACTTCAACCCGAACTTAAAAGCTAAATGTGTTGTTATGAATGACAATGCAGTAGTTATGAGTGGGTATTGTCAAATGTTAAATATTGTAACATTAGATGGAAACAAAATAGCTTATAACATTAATGCTTATGCAAACATTGGTAATTTCTTTAATGACATAAAGAATTTAACCTTAAACGCTTTAGACTTTTCAGATTTAAATCACGCTTGGACTTATGACAACGTAACAGACAACTGGAATCCAACATTGGGCGAAGGTTATGTATATCCAATGATTGATTATGGACTAACTACAAATTATAACGTTTGGAGTATCACATCATTTAGACCTGCAATATTTGTCAAGGATATAATAGATAGATTATTTGCAGCAGCAGGATGGAGTTATAGTAGTTCGTTTTTTAATAGCACAAGATTTAAAAGTTTAATAGTTCCGTTTAGTGCCGAGAATTTATTTATTGATAATGATGAGATTTATGATAGGAGTTTTTTAGTTGGTAGAAATACAACGGTATTAACACAAACTTTAAAAACATACTATGATGTATTAGGAGCAGACCCAATAGTCTTTAATGATGATTCAGGTTTATTAGGTGCTTATACATTACACAATACAGTAGGTAATGATTTTGATATTACAACAGGAATATGGACTTGTGCATCAGCAGGTAATTATCAGTTTGGAATATCTGCATCCTTAACGCAAACAAATAACACAGGCATATCAGGTGTTTATGGTTCAGCACAATTAAAGCTATTCAAAAAAGTAGGAAGTGTTGTAGATATTGTTGATGGAAAATTTGTTAATTTTTATTATACAGCACCTGGTACATCGGGTTCAACAAGTGCAAGTACATCTATTGAATATACAAGTCTTGTTGTAAATTGTGATGCAGGTGATAAACTATATTGGGGAATAGTTTATGGTAATATCTTTGCAGGAACATCTATAAGAAAAATATTAAGCAATGGAAGTAATATAAATGTTACCATAGCTATTAATTCTGCATTCTCATTAATACCACAATCAAATATTATTTATGGTGATACGGTAGATATGAACGCTTTGTTGCCAAATGATATTTTACAAAAGGATTTTATATTAGGTTTGAGCAAAATGTTTAATCTTTATTTTGAACAAACTAATGATAACACTTTATTGATAGAGCCAAGAGATGATTACTTTACTTCCGACACAGTTGATTGGACAAATAAAATAGACATAGGTCAAGATGTGAAACTTACGCCTATGGGTATGAATCAACAAAAAAGATACCGATTAACATATTCAGAAGACAAAGATTATCAAAACGAAAAGTATTTAAAAGACTATAAAGAAGTTTATGGAACTGCATTGATTGACATAACAAACGATTTCTTAACCGAAACAAAAGAAATAAAACCAATCTTTGCAGCAACACCATTAAGCAATACATTAGGAGGTACTAACAATAGAATTATATCTGATATAAGATTTGCAGATGCAGATGGTTCAAATGTTAAACAAGGGCAATCAAAACTAAGAATACTTTATTGGGGAGGTTTAATATCTTGTTCACAGTACACAATTAAAAACACACCAACAGGTGCAGACGTTGGATATTGGACTTCATATCCGTATGCAGGACATTTAGATAATCCATATAGACCTACATTTGATTTAAGTTTCGGACAACCTGAGGCAGTTTATTATGATTTTAATATTGGTGCATCAGGGAATGTAACCTATACCGATTCAAATTTATATTCACAATATTGGTATAAAACATTACAGGAATTAACAAATAAAAACTCCAAAGTATTAGAAGCATTTTTTTATTTATCGGTATATGATTTTATAACTTTAAATTTTAGAAAACAATACTTTATTAAAGAAGCATATTACAGATTAATTGATGTATCTGATTACAATATAGAAGGAACACAATTAGTTAAATGCCGATTACTAAAAGTAGATAGAGAAGCATCTTACACAACCAGTTCAAAATCATTAAGAGGTGGAAACGGTATATTTGATGCAGGTGGTAAAATACCAACCAAAGGTGTTCCATTAGGAAAAGATGGTAATATTATCAGAGTAGATAATGTTTACAAAGGAGCAGGAGGATATAATGCAGGAGCAGACACAGTAAACAACGGAACAGGGAATGTTATAACAAATGTAGGGGATAAGGTTTACATATACGGTTCTGATAATGTTAAAGTATCTGCACCAAATGTATTTGTTCATAATTCAGATAACGCAAATATTATTAGGGATGGAGCAATGATTAATGGAGTAGACTTAGAAAGAAAGTTTGAATTAGAATTTGATGAAACATTTGTTCAAGAAATAGATGGTTCAACAATTACGGCATTACTCCCAATATTAGATTCAAACGAACATTATGAAATAACAAAATTATATTTATCAATAACTGGCGGAACAACTAATTATTCTTTTACAGGAACAGGAGATATAAAACTAAAAACATTATCAGGAACAACAGTAGGAACGGTGTTAGGTACAGAGTGGTTAGGTGAAGGTTCAGGAGTTATAGCAGTAGGTTCTACAAATGTTAATACAGATTTTGCTGATAATATAACGATTGAAGCAGATGGTACATATTCAGCAGGTAACAGAGATTTAAAGTTAGTAGTGTTTTATAAAATAGTAATAGTATAATGGCAGAAAAGAAAATAAGTTTAGACTTAGAAATAAACAAAGGTAGTTCTGATAAGTCGGTAAAAAGTATTAAGACCGAATTAAGGGAAGCCAAAGAAGAAGCTATTGCATTAGCCCGTAAGTTTGGGGAGTTAAGCCCTGAAGCTACAAAGGCAGCAGCTAAATTAGCATCCTTAAAGGATGAGATGGGTGATTTAAACGAAAAAGTTAATGGTTTAAACCCTGATAAGTTTGCAAGACTTTCAACATTAACCAACGGAGTAGTACGAGGATTTCAAGCGGCAAGTGGTGCAGCCGTTTTATTTGGTAATACAAGCGAAGATATAGAGAAAACCATAGCTAAATTACAGGCTACAATGGCATTTGCTGATGGTATTGAGGGTGTAATGGTTGCCCGAAAGTCATTTGTTGATTTAGGAAATCAAATAAAAGGTGGAGTAGTTAAGGCATTTACATCTTTAACTGCTGCAAAAATAGCAGATGCTCAAGCAACTGGCACAATGACAGCAGCACAAAAGGCTTATGCGTTTGCTGTTGGAACATCAACAGGTGCAATGAAAGTATTTAGAGCCACATTAGCATCAACAGGAATAGGATTATTAGTAATAGCAGTTGGTGTATTAATTAGTAAAATACTTGAATACAATGAATCCATAAATGCGGAAGCCATAGCAGATAAAAAAGCTAAAGATGAAAAAGAAAAACTTAATGAGCAACTTGAAAAACAATATGATAAAACTGAAAAATTAAATGCTGCAAGAGAAGGTGGAATTGACCAACTTAATCGTGAACTAAAATCATTAGAAGCAAATGGTGCATCAGCAGAAGCAATATTCAAAAAGAAACAAGAAATATTATTAGAAGAGCAACGTATATTAGGCAGAGCAAATGCAAGTGGCATTGATAAAGCTAAAGAGTATGCTGATAAAACAAATGAAATTGAAAACAACAAAGCAGAATATAAAAGAAAATTAGAAGATGATGCTAAAATACAAGCTAAAAAGGACACTGATAAGGCTATTGAAGATGCAAAAGTAGCAGCAGAAAAAGAAAAGCAAAGACTTGCAATTGATTTTCAGTCTAAGTTAGATTTAATAAAAGACGCTAATGAAAAAGAACTTGTTGAATTTGATGCAAAGAGGGAAGCAGAAAGAAAGGCGGCTGAATTAGTAAATGCTGACCTGATAAAATTTGATAGTGCCACTCTTCTATTGAGAGGAAATATTGAAAGAAATCAAATTGAAGAAAATAATAAAAAGAAATTAGAACAAGAAAAGAAATTCCAAGATGATTTAAAAAAAATAAAAGATGATGAGTTAGCTTTAACTGAAGAATTAACTAAACAATATTTTGATAAGCAAAGACTTGAAATAACTAACAATCATATTAAAAATAAAACAAGTGATGAAGCATTTGCAAAAGAACTTGAAGATGTAAAAATCAGAGAACTTAATGCTAAATTAGTTGCACAAAAAGATTATGGCATAGATACAACAGCCACAGAATTAGAGATAGCAAATGCAACTAATGAGATAAATACAAAATCAAATACTAAGTCATTAGAAGAACAGAAAAAGTACGAAGAATCATTACAATCTTTAAAAACTCAAGCAATAACAGCCGGGTTTGAATTGCTAAATGCACTTAACCAACAAAACGAAAATGCAACTGAAGAACAACAAAAGAAATCATTTGAAAGGGGCAAAGCATTATCTATTGCACAAACAGTAATTAGTACATATATGGCTGCACAATTAGCATATCAAAGTCAATTTATACCCGGTGTGCCTGACCCTTCATCACCTATAAGAGGTGCAATTGCCGCAGCAGCAGCAGTAGCAAGTGGATTAGCTAAAGTTATAACTATTAAAAAACAAACCTTTAAAGGAACAGGCAGCACAAATACAAGCGGAGGTAGTGGCGGTGGAACTGGTGGTGGAGGTATTCAAGCACCAACAACAGGCTTTACACAAATAAGACAACCACAGAACCCAAACCAACCACAACAAAAGCAACCCCCTGTTAAAGTATTTGTGGTTCAAAAAGACATTCAAGAAGCTACAATAGCAGCCGATAGAATCACAGCCAAAGCAGTTGTAAAATAAACAAAAATAAATTTAGTACTTATTAGGATATGGAATTACCAGTATTACAAATGTCAGTAGATGACAGCGTACAGATAGGAATTACTTGTATGTCATTGGTAGATAGACCTGCAATAAAGGTAGGTTGGATTGCATTTGAAGAACAACAAGTAAAATTCTCAATAGAAAATGAGGAAGAACGAATTGTCTTTGGTGCAGTTTTAATACCAAACCAATTAATTTATAGAGAGTTTGAAGGGATAGGTAAATGTAATGTTACCTGTACAGAAGCGAACATTCGTAAGATTAGAGAAAAGTTTTTTAAATCTCAAAACACCACAGCAGTAAATACTAACCATCAAGGTTCACCAGTTCAAGCCTACCTTATGGAATCCTTTATTTCAGACGAAAAGAAAGGAATACCAAATCCTGCACCGTTTGATTCTTTACCTTATGGAACTTGGTATGTAGGATATAAGATAGAAGATGACCAAGTTTGGGAAGATGTAAAATCGGGCAAGTTTGTAGGGTTCAGTTTAGAAGGTCAATTTAATTTAGACCCACAAGTAAGTGAGGATTCAATCATTGAAGAAATTGAACAGATGCTTAGTAAATTAAACAAATAGTAAATAGTAACTTATTAATAAAATGACAACAATAGAAAAATTAACAAATTTACGTGACAAAATCAAGGTGGCATTTTCAGAATACGATACACCCCCACCAGTAGTTGAGGAAGTAGAAGCGGCTGATTATGTTGAAACAACTTTAGAATCAGGCGAAGCAGTAAGAGCAACACCAACATTAGCAGTTGGAAGTGTTATGTCTTTAATTTCACCTGATGGTGATATTCCTGCACCTGATGGTTCACACACTTTAGTAGATGGAACACAAGTAGTAGTTTTGGATGGTATTATTTCAGAAGTAGTAGAATCAGAAATACCCGAAGCAGAATCACCTGACATGGTAGAAATGAAAAGCGACATGGGAACTTTAAAAACCGAAAATGAAAAACTAAAAATGAGCATTGTAGAAAATGCAAAAGCGGTTGAGTTAAAGTTTGCGGAATTGGAAGCTAAGATAGCAAATCATAACAAGATTAATGAATTGTTAAACGAAGCATTTGTGGCGTTATCTGAAGTGCCTGTAAGCACACCATCACAACCCGTGAAAACAGATATAGTGCAAATGTCAGCACAAGAATTAATACAAGCACAAACTGCAAAGTTTGAAAAATTGAAATTAGAAAAATTTAAAAAATAAACCAAATGGGATTAGTAGTATCAAGTTTAGTAAACTATGTAAACGAGCAATCGAGAGAATTGCTAACAGCCCTGCATTATGAAGGTAAGACAGCACCGTACTTAACCCCAATAGCAGGAGTAAAAAAGACAGATGCTTTGCAATTATTTGCATTGACAGCGTATCCACAAGAAGCCACAGGATGTGATTTAGTAGCATCAGGTAGTGCAACATTCACACAGCGTGAAATCACCGTTTCCAAAATTGGTTATCGTGATGAACTTTGTATGGATGCTTTGTTACCAAAGTGGACTCAAATGTTACTTGCACCGGGTGCAGCAGGAGAGGATGAAATCACAGCACAGTTAGCTGCTCAAATGAGTGATGAACTTAAAGCCTTAATCGTAGAAAATATTGAAGTAGCAACTTGGCAAGGTAACACCTCTTCAGGTGATGCAGTATTGGCAATGTTTGATGGCTTTATCAAGATAATCACAGCAGCAACAGCAATCAACGGTAACACAGGTAACGTAACAGTAGCAACAGGTATTACAACTTCAAACGTTATTGCAATTGTTAACGCAATGTGTGCAGCACGTACAGAGAAACTAAAACACGCAAGTGACCAAGTATTATTTGTAGGAACTGATGTGTTTGACCTTTACGTTCAAGCCTTAGAAACTGCAAACCTTTATCACGTTGACCAAACTAAATGGGTTAATTACGAAATGGGAGTTATCGGTAAGAATGTTACTTTGGTAGGAGTACCGGGATTAACAGGAACAAGTAAACTTTATCTTGGACAAAAGCGTAACTTCTTCAAAGGTTTTGACCTTTTAGATGATTCTGATAAAGTTGAGTGGAAAATTTTGGAAAGTGACAAAATGAGATATACAGCCAAATTTAAGATGGGTGTTCAGGTTGCTTATCCAAGTGAAATTGTAGAATTTATTTTAGTATAATTATGGCTTGTGCATTAACCCAAGGATTCGTTAAAGGTTGTAAAGATTCAACAGGTGGTGTTAAGGAGTTTTTCTTAGCAAACCGACCTACTGACTTTGCCGTAACAAAGAATGCAAGTGGTCAAGTAACAAGCTATACAGGAACAGTTGCGTGGTATAAATATATACCACGTAAGCAGACTTCAACTTTTGGTGAATCAATCACTACAAGTGAAGAAAATGGAACAGTATTTTTCGCCCAAACAGCCCAATTACTTTTAAGTAAAATGGAAGTTGGAAAGCAAAGAGAGATATTATTACTTGCACAGGCTGACCTATTATTGATTGCAAAAGACCAAAATGGATTCTACTGGCTTCAAGGAGTTGACAATGGTGTCAATTTAGCACCAAGTGAAGCAACAGCAGGTAAAGCGTATGGAGATATGAACGGTTACACGCTTAACTTTGAAGCGGCTGAACCAAGTAATATGCCTACAATATACTTCCCTGCATTTAGTGGAAACATATCAGGATAATCATTAGTTAACTATCAAAGGAGGCTGTAAGAAATTACAGCCTTTTTTGTTTTATAAACAATTTTTAAAATTTTACTTATTAAAGAAATGGTTATAATTAATAGGGCAGCCACAAGTATATTAGATTTGACTTTAACAGAAAATGTTACTTTAACAAATCCATATTATTTATTTGTGTTTACGAATAAAACAACCAATAAAGTTAGTACTTGTTTTTTAACTGACACAAGTGTTTACCCTGAAAGATACAATCGGTTTAATTTAACAGAACCTGCAAACGTAACTTTAATTTCGGGAGATTACATTTATCAGGTATATGAAAAATCAGTAGTAACACAGACTATTCCAAGTGATGACTATTTATTGGAAACAGGAATAGCACGAGTGCCAGTAATAGCATTGACAGAAACTGAATTTGAAAGCACATTGAACGTAGCACCGATAG